ATCCTACCCCTCATCGTACATACCTACTTATGGGAGTGCCGTAACGAGAAGTAAAGATTCTATGAATAATTCATCTCTTGGTTTAACTGATTGCACATTCTTTGTGGACTTTGTTCCTTTATCTTCAGTTATGGGATTATTAGATTTTTATGATAATTCAAACTCAAGGATATTCTACATCGCTATAAATTCTGTTAAATACCTACAATTCAATAATGTTAAGGGAGGAACTATTGGTAATGTTTTAGGGCCACTAACGATAGGGGATAGAATGAAACTTGCATTTACATTGAATGCATCTAATGGCGATGTTACGATTTTTATTAATGGGACAAAATATAGCACTTATAGCACTAATATATCTTCGCTAAATAAAATACTACAAGTTGCAAGTTTTGGATATTTTAATAATACCGAATTTAATCAAATAATATCCTTTCCTACAATCTTAACTGATTCAGAAGCAATCGCACTAACAACTTTATAAAATGAGTACATACGACAAGGCAAGTTTAGTTTTAATTCCAAGTGGAACAAAAGAAGGGGTTGTGTTTTCGCAAAAACCTACTAATGGAGATGGGGATTTCACATTTACAAGAGCAAGTTCAGCGACAAGGGTTAATTCTGATGGGTTAATTGAAAAGGAAACGCAGAATTTATTATTGCAGAGTAATACTTTTGATACTACTTGGATAGCAAGTGGCACAATTTCAGCCACAAGCGGTCAAAGTGGCTATGATGGTAATTCGGATGCTTGGCTCTTGACAAAATCAACCGCATACGCATACACATATCAAAATGTAAGTAGTGGTTTACGCACAATAAGCGTATATGCTAAAGCGGGTTCATTAAATTGGCTTTATATTTTAAAAGGCGGTAATTCTGGTCAATATTTTAATCTTGCATCTGGGGTTTTAGGTGGCAGTGCTGGTGCATCGCCTATTGACGCAAATATTACAAGTGTTGGTGGCGGCTGGTATCGTTGTTCTTTAACTTATATTGATGGATTTTCTGGTAGTTTAAGGATTTACCCAGCAGATGGCGATGGTGATGTAAGCGGCACAAGCGGAAGCATCTACATCCAAGATGCCCAACTTAATCAAGGGTTAGTAGCAGACTCATATTTAGAAACAACCACAACGGCAGTTTATGGAGGTATTACAGACAATATCCCAAGACTTGACTATACAGATGCTTCTTGTCCATCGCTGAAACTTGAGCCGCAGAGGACTAACTTGGTAACGAATTCGGAGTATGTATTGGATTATGGACAAAATACCGCAGATATTACATTAAGTACAAATTTATCGCCAGAAGGTGTTAAAAATTGTTGGAGAGTAGAAGGAACGGCAAGTGGTTTAAGAGTCGGAATTGCAACTTTTTCAGCGGTTACTGGGCAAACATACACTGGTTCGGTATATGTAAGAAAAATAAGCGGTAGTGATACTGCGACAATAACCGATATAGATAATAATTCACAAACTATAAACATTACAACTGAATGGCAAAGATTTTCAGTAACAAAAACAGCGGTTGATTATATTGGGCGGGTATATGTTTTAGTAGATAATATTGGTGATGTTATTGAAGTATACGGATTCCAACTCGAAGAATCAAGTTACCCAACAAGTTACATCCCTACCTATGGGGCGAGTGTGACATTCGCAAGTGATGGGTGTGAAAAAACAAGTGCAAGTGATTTAATTGGGCAAACAGAGGGGACTATATTGTGTGAGATAAATGTTAGCACAAAGGTTTTGCCAAGTTCTTGGGCGTTTAGTTTGAATGATGGAACTACATCAAATTATATCGGATTAAGAAGGTCTGGTAGTTCTAATTTCTTTACTCATATCAATGTAAGCGGAACGACAAGTGCTTTAATAGATACTGGCATAAATAATGGAATTCATAAAATTGCCATTGCGTATGCATCAAATGACATTCAAGTTTATGTTGATGGCTCAAGCGTTGGTACTGATACATCAAGCGGTATTCCATCAACGAGCATTATTGAATTAGGCGATTTGGTTAGTAACAGATATTTAGATGATTCTGTAAAGCAATTTATATTATTTAAGACTCGACTATCAAATGAAGAACTCGCAGATTTAACAACAATATAATTATGAAAGTATTTAGAAAATATCAGTTTGGCTCTAAAAGTGCCGCAACAACTAAAATCAATGCATTAGGTATTGATGAGGAAGGTAACCCAACACACAACAACGCAATCGTAAGATTAGGGAATCTTGTAGTTACCCCAGCAGAGATAGACGCAGAAGGCAATGTTATTACCGAAGCCGTTTTAACAGATACCTATCACGTTGATGTTTTATGGGATGGTGAGCCAAACCCAGATTGGGATGCTCAAATGGTGTGGCCAAATCCAGATATTCTTGGCGTTCACGTTTTTGGATCATCAAAAGCAATTGCCGAATATATGGAAAAGGTTAAAGAATTACATCCGGAGTATTTCCCAGATCCAGAGGAAAACGTAGATTTGCCTTAATGATAGGATTTGTTTACAGATGGATTAATCTTTCAAACAATATGTATTACATTGGCAGTCATAAGGGATCGCCAGATGATGGTTATATTGGAAGCGGAATCTATTTTAAACGAGCATATAAAAAAAGTCCAAATAACTTTGTGCGCGATATTTTATATCAAGGCAAAGATTTCAGAGAATTAGAGGAGTTTATTTTAAAAACTTTAAATGCCAAAAAAGATAAATTATCTTATAATTTAAAGAATACAAGTATCGGTGGAAATACTCGAAGCGGACATAAAAATTCCCCAGAACATATTAGAAAAGTGGCTAATGCTAATAAGGGCAAAAAAATGTCTGAATCTCAAAAAGAAAAATTGAGATTAGCAAATTTAGGTAAAAGGCATTCCATTGAATCAAGAATAAAAATGTCTAAATCCAGAACCGGATTTAAAAATCATTTTTACGGCAAATCACATACAGATGATTCTAAAAAAAAGATAAGCCAAAGCAAATTGGGATTTTATATTGGAGATCATAAGATGCAAGAAATATGGGATGGTAATAAAAAAAAAGTTTATTGTGCTTATTTAGATAAAACTTTTGATTCTATGAAACAATGCGCAAAGGCATTAAATTTATCAGAATCATCTATTTCTAATATGATAGCAAATCGAGTTAAAAATAGATATGGTATTTTAAAGGTAAATAACTAATTTAAACAAATGAGTCTACTCGACAAGGCAAGCATAATTTCAATCCCCATTGCATACGATGAGGGGACATATAATAATGCCAAGCCGCAACAAGTTATTGGCCCAGCCAATGAGGTAACCAATGGCACATTTGATTATGATTTAGATTGGACATTAGGCACAAAATGGTCAATTAGCGGAGGCAAATTAAATTCCGTTGGCACATTATCTTCAGATACCGCATCGCAAGCCACAAGCATCGTAATTGGCAAAACTTACAAAGTACAATATACCATATCGCAATATGCATTGGGAGGTGTACGCATTAAGTTAGGATCGGCCGCTGGGCAAACGCGAACAAATGATGGCACATATATCGAATACATAACTTGCGCCGGATCATCAACAATATATTTTGAGGGGACATCAATAAGCAATACAATGGCTATTGATGACGTATCGGTTAAATTAGCAACCGCAACAGATTTTACATTTTCGCGATCAAGTGTTGGCACAAGAATAAACGAGGCCGCATTGGTCGAAGAAATAGCCGCAGACATACCGCGCATAAATTATGATAATGGTTTTGGCGCATTACTACTTGAGCCACAATCAACCAATCTTTGCACCGAATCGAGCAACGTTGATAATTGGTCAAATTTATCCAATGTAACGGCAACCGCCAATTATGATTATTCGCCAACCGGTGATTTTAATGCCAATCGTTTGTTGTTTACCGCCAATGGGTACGCATACAATAATGATGCACAAGTGGCATCAACAGAGTACACAATATCAGTTTGGGCCAAGCGTAATGATACCGGTGAGCAAAACGTTGGTTTTTTTGTCAATAGCGCAACCGGTACAATTGTATCGCCTTTTAAATTAACCGATCGTTGGCAAAGATTTGATTATACATATACGGCAACTAATACCGGATATGCCGGGATTGCCGGAGAGTCAAAAGCGGATATTTCATTTTATGGATTTCAGCGTGAGGCATTGCCTTATGCCACAAGTTTAGTAGAAACAAGCGGCTCCGCGGTTACAAGATTAAAAGACGAGTGCAATAATGCCGGCAGTCAATTTTATATTGATAGCACACAAGGCGCATTGTACGCGGAAATTGCCGCATTATATAACGATAGCACAAACCGCATTATATCATTATCAGATGGCACAAGTGCAAACGTGGTGAGTTTATTATATTCATCAACGGCAAATGAATTACAAGCGTGGGTGCGCGTAAGCGGCATATTACAAGCGCAATTGACTTATACGTTATCCAATGCCACAAACGCCGTTAAATGCGCGTTAAAATACCGAAATAACGAGTTTGGGTTATGGGTTGATGGTGAGAATGTCGGTTGGGATTATAGCGGATCCGTATTTAGTGCCAATACCTTAAACACATTGCATTTTGATGATGGCGGAGGGTTAAATGAATTTTTCGGCAAGGCAACCGCGGTAATTGTATTTGATGAGTTTTTGTCAGATACGGAAATGGAAAACTTGACCGGTGGTAATTTAAGCGATGCCGAATATGTAGATTTATTTGAGTTGCGTGTTGCGGCAGATGGTGGATCATTGGAGGCCATTGCGTGTTTATTAGCGGCATTGGATGCAATCCCGGAGTCAGACGATGCAAGGCGTTTATTTGACGTATATAATAACCGATGCGCGTTACTTGGCGGAGGCACAGAAGCGCGAGCGTGTACCATTACCGAACTTGATAATTTATTGTAATTTTACAAGGCATTGCAAGGGGTAATGCCAAAAATGATTTAAAATAAAATAATTATATTTGTAACAAATAAAAGAGAAATAATATGGCAACAACATCAGTATTTAACGGAACTAATTTATTGCTTTCAGTAGAGGGTAATGTATTAGGCCACACCACATCTTGTAGTTTGTCTTTGTCAAATGATTTGCCAGAGGCAACCACTAAAGATTCAAATGGTTTTCAAGAAGTGATCGCCGGTGTGATTTCCGGAGAATTATCTTTTGATGGCCTTGTTGATTATAGCGATACCGCTAACGCGATTGAATTAGCCGATTATCTTTTAGCGCGTACGCAAATCACTTGTGTTTTCGGAACTGCCGAAACCGGTGATGCGATTTATACCGCCGAAGGGTATCTTTCAAGCGTTGAGCAATCAGCCGAAATGGAATCACCGGTATCATATAGCGGATCGATTACATTGACCGGTGCAATCACCAAATCAACCAACCCATAATTTAAGGGATTAACCTACTAGGGTAAGTCATCGTCATTAATTTGGCGGTGGCTTTTTTTTGTGCTATTTTTACAAAAAATATTTACACAATGGCAAACAAAAAAAGAGGATATATTAATATCCAATTAGGGGGCAAAAAACGTACTTTGCACTTTTCAATGAATTTTTGGGTTGAATTTACAGAGCAACTCGGCGTATCATTAACGGACATCGGAGAGGTATTTAATGGCGGTATGTCATTAAGCGGCATCCGCGCATTAATTTATTCAGCGGTTCGTGCCAATGATTTAGAGCAAGGCAATCCGATTGATTATACGCTTTATTCCGTAGGCGAATGGCTTGAGGATTTAGAAGCCGAGGCAATCAATGATATTGTTGCGGTAATGATGGAATCAAAGATATTAGGCAACTCATTGGCCGATTCTAACGCGCCAAAAAAGCCGAAGCCGCAGAAAGCACAGAATTAAATTTTGAGTCCATTACAGATTATTATATTGGGCAAATTGGCATAATGCCCGATGTTTTCTGGCGGCAAACTTGGCGAGAAAATGCACTAATGGCCGAGGCACATCACAATCAAATAAATCTTAATTGGGAGCAAACGCGATATTTGGCAACAATGGTTTACAATGTCAATTGTCAGAAGAAATCGCAAATGGTCAAACCGGAGGATTTATTCCCATTGCCATCGGATAAAAAGAGAAATCCGGACAAGGGCAAACCAAAATCAACGCAAGAGCAATTTGAGGCGTTTAAAGAGAAATATCAGAGTGCCGTACCGCAAAAGACGTTTAAATTATAAGCGTCTTTTTTTTTGTATTTTTGTTTCACTACATTTTAGATTATGGCACAACAAGATTTAAGGGTTAATATCAAAGGGGATGCCTCCGGTTTAACCACCGCATTGAGCAGCGCGCAAGGCAAATTAAAATCATTCGGGTCAAAGATGTCATCCATTGGATCGTCTTTGCAAACCAGATTGGCATTGCCATTATTGGCCATTGGAGGTGCGGCCACAAAAATGGCGTTTGATTTTGACCGCTCGATGACTCAAATAAAATCTTTGGTAGGGGTTGCCGGGGATGAGGTAGATGCAATGGGCCAAAAAGTTAAGCAAATGGCAATTGCAACTGGCATAAGTAGTGCAGAGGCCGCAGATGCTTTGTTTTTTATTACATCGGCTGGGTTGCGTGGCGATGAGGCGATGCAAACATTGGAGGCATCATTAAAAGCCGCCGCAGTTGGTTTGGGTGAAACCAAGACGATTGCGGATTTGGCAACATCAGCGATGAACGCATACGGATCGGATACATTATCCGCATCAAATGCAACTGATATTCTTGTTGCCGCAGTACGCGAGGGTAAACTTGAGGCAAGTGAATTAGCCGGCGCAATGGGTGGAGTAATTCCAATTGCATCAAGTATGGGTGTGGAATTTCACGAGATTGGTGCGGCAATGGCTGGTATGTCAAGAACTGGAACAAACGCGGCGAATGCGGCAACGCAATTAAATGCCATATTGATGAGCATCCAAAAACCAACGTCGGAGGCAGAAAGTTTGCTAGCAACAATGGGTATGACGTTCACAGATATTGAAAAATCTGTTGGTAAGGATGGACTAATTGTTACCTTAAAAAATTTAAAAGGAGAACTTGAGGCTAATAATTTAAGATTTAAAGATTTATTTCCAAATGTTCGCGCCATAAAAGGTTTACTTGATTTGACCGGTGCATCAATGGAGGACAATATCCGAATTAATGATGCGTTGGCTAATTCATTGGGCGCAACAAACGAGGCGATGGGTATAAACGCTCAATCTGCATCATTTAAAATGACCAAGTCCATAAACAAAGCGAAAGAATCATTAGCAAGTTTAGGGCAACAATTACTTGTTGCGGTTGTGCCGATATTAGAAAAGGCGGCAAATTTTGTAAGTAATTTATATCAATCGTTTACCAATTTAGAGCCAGCAACGCAAAAACTTTTAATTGGACTTGGCGGTTTTGCAATTGTATTGCCAACCATCATAAGTTTAGGTGGCACGCTTGTTTCGATTATGGGCGCATTGCTTTCGCCGGTTGGATTGGTTGCTGCGGCACTTGCGGCAGTTGCTTATGTTATTTATAAAAATTGGAATGAAGTGTTGCCGGTAATAACCGGCTTATATAATCGTTTTGTCGATTTATACAACGGAAGTGAAACATTACGAGTGGCAATTGCATTAATGGGCGCGGCATTTAAAAGCGCATTTATTGGTGTCAAAATGCAGATTGACCAAGTGGTTAATTTGTTTAAAACAATGTGGGCCGTTATCGTGGCATTTTCCGAAGATGGATTGGATGCGGCATTTGGGGATATAATAGAGCAAGGATTTGAAAATGGCAAACAGATTGCAAAAGATGGCGCGAAGGATATTTCACAAGAATTTTCAGATGCCTACGCTAACGCTTTAGGAAGTCAATTAGAGCATAAAACCGAGGAGCAAATACAAGCCGGATTAACCAACGCACTAGATAACGCAACCGGTTTTATAAAAGGTATTGCCGGCAAGGTTGGCAATTTATTTAGCGGTGGAATGTTTGCCGGAGGTGATGGCGGCAGTTTGTCCGAGCAAATAAGCGCGGAAACACCAAAGATTCAACAAGCGCTTGAAGAGCAATCCGTTGTATTAAGCGAATGGCAAAAAGCCAATATGGCAAGGGCGCAAGCGTTCAATGAGGGTGTATCGCAAATCATTACCGGAGGTTTAAACGATTTAGCCGTTGGTATTGGTGAGGCATTAGGAAATGCACTTGCCAATGGCGGTAATTTAGCCGGAGCATTGGCCGAAACGTTATTGAGTACAATTGGAAATATGGCGGTCGAACTTGGTAAACTTGCCATTGGAATTGGTATTGGATTGGAATCGATACAAGCCGCATTAAAAACATTAAACCCAGCGGTA